AAGATCATCGAATTGATCATCACCCAGTCCGAGGTGACGTAGGTCTTACCTACTGAGAGCTCCAGGCCGCAACTGGATGAACAGTCAATCCAACGAAGGTATTGGTTATCGTTGGCCTGAAAGGCGCAATCGTCACCATTGATGATAATTTTCTCAATGTATGGCGATTGGTATTGACCGTATTCTGCGAGGGCGACGGAGATGCACGCGAGATTGATCAGACAAAGAATAGGGAAACTCACAGGCGAACCCATGAGCTGTCCCCATTGCTGATCAGCGTAGGCAAAACCAGGAAGGAATTCGTTTTTGGCGACCTCTACAGGTCCACCGAAACAAACTTCATGACCGGTGAGACCGGTTTTGAAGATTTGACGAATAACATCTGGAAAGCCCACCGCGTTGGAAATCTCCTCTGCGCAGAAATCCGCAAGCTCGGGGTGCAAGTTGTTAGTTGCAGCCTTGTAGTCACCGGAGACGAATTGTCGTCCGGGGGTACACCTACCGAGAAGGGATTGGACTATCCCGGCGTCGATCGGCCGATTGCACACGATGGAAGGAAGACGTGTGACGGCGCGAAATAACACCTTTCGTACGGCGTGGAGTGCAGAGTAAAGATGACTCTGACCCTTAGAAATCGTACGAATCTTTGCGGGTTCTGCTAACGAGTGCAGTTCCGCAAAGGGGACCTGTCGAGCTCCACGCTCAACAGATTCGAAAAATGCCAGGTGTCGGGCCCCACGGGTGGTAAGATCAATAAAGATCTCCTCCTCTGGGACACATCTCTCATCGTCATTCGAAGCGACGATAGGGATATGGACAAGACCTGGAATTGTTGGAACTCTACGTAAGCGTTGAACGCGAGGACGTAGATGATCCGGGATTCCCAATCCAGCGGTCCACCAGGTATTAACATCCTGAAGGACATCTGCAAAAAGCGGTTGTATAGCAAAACCGTAATCGCTGAGATTGGCACCCGCCGCGCCGAGGCGCTTGCGAGGAGCGCAGAAATGCGCATTTTTGGATGGGACAGGCATCGAAAGGTCCATCATCCAGTCGGCAGAACGAGGCCGGAAGTCTTGGGAGAAACAAGAACGAATGATGGAGCGCAGACGGCGCTTCACCATACCACGCCAGACGGGCGCGGTTTCTAACTTATCGGGATGCCGATGAGTCAGGTCGTGAAAAGTTTTCCAGGATTCCGCTTCGAGCATGCTTTCATCCGCACGCGGAGCACCCCCCTTGAGATAGAGGAGTGTCTGCGCAACGGCGATGGCACGCTGGCGACGGGAGGTAGAACCCGTTCTGACATCATTGCGTAGAATGGAGTCAGTTCGGTAGAACCCAGGCCAGTGGGGCTGGGCTTTACCTTCGGA